GAGAACAGAACTACACGCTTACCTGCAAAGTAATCATAGGTTGTCTTATCTTCCCAACGGAATGGATTTGGACCTTCAATTGAGTTATCGCGGACACGGGTCTTAAAGACTACAGCAGGAACAATCTCAGGTAGTTCCTGTTCGCTTGCTTCATCATCCCATTTGTGCTTAATTTTAAACTTCTCAGCCATTATACAATCGCCACCTGTGCGTCGAAATCATTAAGAATGAGGAGCTTGTTGAACTGGCGAACAACTTCATCAAGGTCACCCGTGGTAAACGCAATGGTTACATCGCGAGGGTCTTCTTCTGCATCATAAGGGATGCGGGCATTAAAGGTAAATTCAAACTTAGTCATATTATATCTCCTTAAATTTTACTTAATATCTTCTGTCGGATTCCACTTGAAGTGATTACGTGCATAAACAATACCTAGTGCAATACTCATAGGAATTAATCCCCAAGTTTGACTAGCAATAATCCATGTCACCCAAAACACTTGATTGACTAGACCTACTGCCCAGGCACGTGGATGGTTGTTTCCAGCAAGTAGTGTCATCCAAATTGTCAGACAAGACATTAGCCATGGCAGATAGGTCACAATCATATTATATCACCTTAGATAGAGGACGCAGGGTCCATGGCAATATAATAAACGAGTTCACGACCCTTACTCTTAAACTCCATGGCGCGCTTCTTACCAAGCGTGACAGTGTAGTTATCAGACAGGACCTTGAGGTTCTCGGTCTTCACTCGACAATCAAACACAGGAGCAGCATCGGTGCTGATAGTCTTAGTGTAGGAGTTTGCCGATGAATTGGTGGGGTCGCCAACCTTGAGTTGAACCTGGGCGCCATCCGATACAATGCTGATGATTGGTGCCGAGGTGATTGATGCGGCGCGGAGAATCATACTGATTTCATCCGACGAAAGATCGAACGACCACACAGGTTCAATCTCAAGGTTCTTGTCGGGAGCAGCGGTCACGGTGCCAGGATCAGAATAGAAGTATTCGAACTTCGACCCATCCTTACTAACCTTGATGCTGTTCTCGCCAAAATCTACGTCCTGATCTTCCATAAGGGTCAGAAGTGCCAGAAGGCTGTTCAGGTCATAGACGGCAATTTCACGCGGAAAGGTTTCAGTGACCGTGGCGCGTGAAAAGATGTTCTTCCCAGGACTTACGGTACCAATAACATTACCCTGCCGAAACAGAATATTTGTATTGATGCCAGCGTAGTTCTTGAGAAGGGAAAGTGTTTCGTTGGAAATTTTCATAATATATTAACCTTTTTTCTTTTTGGTCTTAGTACCAGTAACAGTTATACTAGAATTTGTGTCAGTTGTCAAGAGAGAAGTGGTACCCATATTATATGTTGACCAGTCGGGGGTAGGGGTGGGCAAAGTAGCAGAAATCGTACCACCAGATATCGTAGTTGGCAATACACCAGTTAAAGTAACAGGTTCTATCTTGGCATCTTTGAAAAGGTCTGCTAGACTAGGCTGTTGTGCTTTATCATGAACATGTAGAGCAATGATGGCATAGTGAATGACCTTCATGAGGTCCTTACGCCAATCTTCGGGCGTTCCCTTATGACTGTAACGCTGGGCATACTTCATGATATTTCCAATCGTAAAGCCTACGCCATGACCACCATCAATAATGAATTCGGTAGCTTGGAACTTGGTCTGGGAGTAATGTTGGTCATACGTTGAATTCACGTATTCGGTAACCTGCCGAAGCAGGTCACCTTCGTTATACTTATACTTAATTGTCATAGGTTCTCCTTAGAATGGGGTTTCTTCAAAAAATGCGTCTTCATTGACGTTATCGGTAGGGCCAGTATCTACCTTGGCATCGACCTTGGTGTAGAGGTCGAGGAACGCCGACTTGGTATCAGCATCAAAGCGGTTAACGCAGAGTTCAACTGCCTTTTGGCGAGACTTGAACATGGCGAAGGCGTTGACAATGTGTTCCAGACGGCGAGTAGAAATCAGGTCGTCAATACCACCATCGTAGAAAGTCTTACGGATGATTTCAGCCCAAGTAACAAGGTTGTCGGCGAATTCTTCATCAATCGCACCAGCCTTTTCCATCTTGTTCATGACAATCTTCTTTTCGACCTTGGCCGATGGGTATTCTTGCTCGACTGTGATGGCGAAACGCTCAAGGAAGGCGTCATCAAGAATCTGGGCTGAGATGAACTTACCGTCGTCGGAACCACGACCCTTGGTGTTAGCCGTTGCAATCACGTTGAAGCCCTTAGCGGGGAAGACAGTCTCGCCAGTCTTCTTATTGAAGTAAGGCTTGCCTTCCAGAATAGCCTGGATGCACATCAACTTATTCGACCCGCGGTCGATTTCATCAAGAATAAGAATTGCACCACGCTTCATGGCAGTGAGGACAGGACCTTCGCGGTACACTACGTTACCATCGACAAGGGTGTTGCCACCAATCAGGTCATCTTCATCGGTTTCTACCGAGATGTTGACGCGAAGGCATTCGCGCTTCAACTTAGCGCAAGCCTGTTCGACCATCGTAGTCTTACCGTTACCAGACAGACCAGAGATGAACGTAGGATAGAAGGCTTCTGCCTTGAGAACCTTGGTAAGGTCCGCGTAAAAGCCAAACGGAACGTAGGTCGCATCAAGACGAGGAACCAGGTTGTCCACAATGACTTCCAGCTTAGGTTGGATTACCGTCTTAGCAACGGGCTTCGAGACAATCTCAGCGACAGGCCGAGGCTTGGGTGCAGCGGGTGCCACACCAGCCATTTCTGCCGAGAGATTGTAAACACCACGAGAAACGACATTCTCCTTCGAGAGGAGCCAATTCAACTTCTCAATGCCCATTGGGTGGGCGATGGCAAAAACATCCTTCTTACGAAAAACACCACCATTCGTATCAGCGGCACGAAGGGCAGCAAGCAGGTCTTCACGGGTACCAATAGTCATAACAAAATCACCTTTTCACAAACAAACATCATCAATCACATTATTCACTATAGTCGATTCGCGACCAAATGTCAAGTGATTCTTACGCCACAGCATCAACCATTTTCGTAAGAATCACACGACCAATAGACTTTTTATCTTGAAAAGCCTTGAAAGCCTTAGTCAATTCCTTCTTGTCGTTGGAGTCCACAGTCAGTGTATCTTCCGTGACTTGAAGGCTAGCACCAGCCTTAATCAAGAACTGGTCATCAAAGCCATTGATGTCCTTGAGAAGTGCCGCACCTTCCTTCTTGAAGGCTTTCTTGGCGGCTTCGTTCGCTGTGCCAGTGATAGGAGAGCGGGCCAAGAAATACTTCAAATCGTATGAACCAAGCAGATAGAAGTTAATCATCCGCGAACCAGTGGTGTTACGATAAAGATCCAGAAGAGCCTTGCAATAAGACTTACTGCGATAGCTACCGCTGCTATCATGTGGCTGCGTAAAGGTGCGACGAGTCTTAGAGTCAACAATCGCTAGGTTCTTGCGATAATGGTCGTTAGGACCAACGGTTTCAAAGTTACAATCGCCATCACCATCGGTGAGAAATACCGACGAGAGAACCTCAACGCGGTTGCGCACCTTGAAGTCTTCGGCAATGTAGCGGCCGAGTAGAATGGCTTCTTCCAGAGGAGTGCTACCAAGGCCGAAAGCATTTGCAGCTGGACGGTCCAGATACAGGTCGGCGTAGTTGCGACTATAAGTATTGCCAAGAGCCAGAAGATTTGCCATCTGGGTCTTGAACTTACCACCAGAAACGCCAGTGGTTACAAGCTGGAGCATACGGAAACTACCATCAGAAATCACTAGATTCTTGGGGTCAGAATAGTTATTACGGCTACGCAATGTATCGTAATATGAGTGTGGAGCACCGCTGTTCGTGATGAAGCCATAAACTTCGAACGGAATGCGGACTTTCTGGCAGAACGAAGCCAGAAGAACCAGCTGCTCCATGGTACCAGCCATGTTAGTAGACATGCTACCCGACATATCGAGGTACAGAAGCATACCGTGGTTCTGACCGTTGGGAACAACCGTGTTCTGGAGAAACAAGTCTTCGGTAATCTTGTAAGCCCAAACCTTGTCCATGTTGATGCGACCAGTCTTGGAAGTCTGGGCGCGCATAAGTGACTTGGCTTTCTTCTTACGTTCGAAGTCCTGTGCCATTGCACTGAGGTACTTGCTGTTCTTGGCAAGAAAGTCCTTGTAGAGTTCCATCTTGACCTGTTCGACAGTTTTACCAGCGCGACTGGCCGCGCCACCGACAGAGAACGCCAACATCTTTTCGATAGTATTGATACCAACAATAAAATCGGCAGGGTTCAGAACAGGAAGTTTGGCATAGAACGTCTCACGGGCGTTTGCATCAAGCAAACTATCCTCGTTCCGGCGAAAGTTTTCATCGGTGAACGAAGTTGGCTCAGGACTTTCTTCCTTGCTGTCCTCGGACTTGCTGTCCTCAGATGAACCATCGTCCTTCTCTTCTTTGGTCTTGTCTTCGGCATCATCCGAAGAAGATGACTTCGACTCTTCGGTCTCGTCTTCCGACTTCTGACCTTTAGGAGAAGGTGAATTGGGTTCGTCCTTAGCGTCGGACTTTTCTGAATTAGGAACTTCAACGTAGTCGGCAGACGGGTCGAATTCACCGTCACTATCTTCCGACATTTCAAACTGGTTCAGAAAATTTTCGAAGTCAAGTTCTTCGGTGGAATTTTCGGCGCGGTCATAGAGTTCGCTAGCCAAAGCGACCACATCTTCCCAGGTGTTCAGGTCGTCAAGACGATTGACAATCGCTTGCTCTTCTTCCGAGAACTTGACGTTCAAAAACGAACCGACTTTGGCGTGAAGGTTGATGCGGTCAATAAACTTTAGCTTATTGACATCCATGCCTTCGACACCGAAGAAATTCTTTTCGAAGAGTTCTTGGTAACCATTGTAGAACGACCGACGAAGACCAGGATAACGGGTCTTCATCTTACGTTCGATACGAGCATCTTCAATGATGTTGAGGAAAGACTTGAAGCCTACACCCTTCTCAGAGATGCTGGAGTGCCAGCCCTCGGCAGGCGTTTCGAGAGCGTGACCAACTTCGTGGCCGATAAGCAGGTCATAAAGGTCAGCCGAAGTTTCTTTGAAGATCGGCAGCACGACCGTGCGGGTCTCCAGATTGAAGTAAGCGGTACTTGTCTTCTGGTGTTCTACGTGGATATTTTCGGTCGCCAACAACTTGGCGAGAATCGACTTTTCAGCAAACTGGGACATCACAAAACCTCATCAATCAATCAATCACATTATTTACTATAGTCGATTCGCGACCAAATGTCAAGCGATTCTTTTAGAAACAACGGCGCTCACGGCGAATATATCGATTGCCGTAGTAGTCATATTCAGTAACTTCTGTGGTGCGGCAGTTGCGGTCACGGCGATAATATGAATCACGGTTGCGATAGTGATATTCATACTCGCGGTCATAAACTTCGCGCTCAACTTCCTCGTCGCGGCTATTGTTGTTTTTAATAGCAGCACCGAGAATAAAGGCACCAAGACCGATAGCAATAGCTTCTCCGGTATTAATATGATTGCCGCGCTTGCGCTCGTGGCGTTCACTGCGGTGTTCACCACGACCCTTGGCTTCTGCTACTACAGGAGTAGCAAGAACACTGATAGCAACAATACTAGAAACAATAGACTTAAACATAATCATTCTCCTTATATTATTAGTATACACGAATCGATGGTAATGTCAAGTTAAAAACGAGTCATTGTTCCATCTTCGTGAGCCAAGAACGGCTCAAACTTCACATTAGGGTATTCATTCGCTAAGTCCTTGAACATCTGGAGATTGGACACCGCGTCATCAAAGAGACGGGCGCGAGTATATTTACCAGTGTCAAGGTATTGTTTGATATAGATTTTCTTAGCAGCCGCAGAGGGCATGGCGCCAAGATTGCCAGCACGATGGACATGGATATCATCGATATCAATGCCTTGCTTACGAAATGTATCTAGAAAAATATCACGGTCATCAAAGTCGGAGCGGGCTGTGATAACAACCATCTTGCTACCCTTGGCCTTGATGTTCTTGTGCATTGCAATCAGTTTGCGAATCGCTCTTGCGATTGGTTCGCTGGTAGATTGAAAATGCCGGGCGTCCCTAAACTCGCTAAAGTCGAAGGACTCACCCGGCTGTAAATTATATGTATTGTATTGCTTGTTACCTAACGTCTTGATAATCTTACCATCTTTGATGATATGGACGCGGGCAGTTGTGCGAAATAGAGTTTCATCAATGTCCCAGATAGTTAATCCGGCACCGTCTTGCGACTCACTTATAAACTCTTTAAAACTAATCATGTTTATATACTACTCGATTCGCAAGGAAATGTCAAGTAGTATTTATGCAGGAACGGCTTTCTTCCGAGTCTTTTTAGGCTTCGGAGCTTCTTCTTCCGCATCTGCTTCGATGCGGTTCTTCAAACGCTTGGCGACTTCCTCTGCATCAAGCCAGATATCCTTGTTATCAAGCATCGACTTGATTTCTTCTGGCGTCAGGAAGTCCTTGTAGAATGAAGTGAACAGTTTTTCAGACCAAGCACGGAAGTGTGTGATTTGGTCATACATCTCGCCGCCCTTACCGATGGTGCCACTTGAATAGTTGTGGAACATGAACATGGTATGGTCAGACAGTTCGAAGCGGTCCGCGCTAAGGAAGATAAGTGTTGCAGCCGACATACAAATGCCTTCTACCGAACAGACAATAGTAGCATTCGATTCTTGAATTGCTCTTACTATCTGTAGAGCGGCAAACAGGTCGCCACCCTCGCTGTTGATGCGAATGTAAATGATATCATTTTCACCAGCAGCGCGGAACAACTGAAACCACTCTACATATTCTTCTGCGGCTTTGATTTCGCCACACAAATATAGATTTACTGCGGTAGCCACTGGCTGCGCAAAAAATCTAGCTTTCGAAGGACCATCAAACTCGTTCATAGTATCGTGTGATTGCGGTGATCTTTTCAATTTGGTTATCAATTATGGGTGTCCTATTCGGCCAGTGGATGTATTCCTTTTCAGGATTTTTCATCAGGTTATACATTAAAGGTAGAATTAAGTCTTCTACCTGCTTCAATTTTTCTGCAACTTCCATTTCCACAAGTCTCTTGTGTTCTGCAATGAGAGTTGACTGGTCTACATTAAGAAGTCTGGCTTCAAGGTCATAGAGCTTGGCCATAATCTCATCTTTTAGGTCGCCTGTATCTATCGTCTGAGAACTATACGGCTCTTGGACATGAATTACAGTTTCGGAGGGGTCTTCGAATGTAAATCCGAAATCATAGGTTGTGTTGGACATATTTTCTAATATACCTTTCGTGGGGATAAAATATATTCATTTCAACATTTTCCAAAAATTAAAAGCCATGGAGACTCTTTCGCCATCACCTTCGTTCGGTAAAACACGATGCATCAAATCATCAGGAAATAATAATAACAACCCAGCATATGGTTTAATCTGGAAGATTTCTTTTTCAATCTCATACTCAAAATGACCAGCATTTTCTGGAACTTGGAGATAAAGGACTGCACACATCTCATCTGTGTCACCCCTATCGTGATGGTGCCACTCATTATAATCACTATCCGTATTGATATTATACCAGCAAGTTATATCTCCAGTAACATCGGCTACAGTTTGAACATTATCTATAACTGATTCTGCCCAGGAATAAGTTTTTCTATTGCACCGGTGACTTTGCCATCCACCTTTATTACTTCGTTTAACAGACTTGGCTATACCACGCAATGCTAAAACATTATCAACGAAATTTTCTGGCAAAGTAAGATGGAATAATCGTATAGACATAAAAATAATTAATCAACTATAAATTCAGAGGTTGTTTTGGACATATTTTTTAATATACTTTTTTGCTCGTTTTTCTAGTGACTTCATAGCCATCTTCATTTTCATTTCAGAAGCATGGTCAGAGAAATTCAATCCAAGCATATGATCATATTCATGTTGAAAGATTCTAGCGGGCAATCCCGTAAATTCTTCTACTATATATTCACCCTCCACATTCTGATATGAAGCAGTGATGGTAGCTGGGCGTTTGATAGACAGCCACAGACCAGGATAACTTAGACAACCTTCTTTAGCAAGATTAGTTTCTTCCGACGAGGAAACAATTTTCGGGTTAAAAATATTCTTACGATTATCATCATCTGAACCCATCACAAAAACTTTGGCATCAATTCCTACCTGATTTGCAGATAAACCTAAACCTCGAAGTTCTCGACATTTTGTCCATAGTCTATCTACCAAATCTTTAGCATCTTCTTTGCCAAATTCAAAAGCTGTTGGCTCTACCCGAAGTGTTGGGTCAGTAAACTTAATTAATTCCATTATATCACCATTTCACTATAGTTATTTTTCTTTTCAAACTTAATAAGACTGCGAAACTTATCAAAGAGTTGGTCGCCCTTATGACTGATAACGAATAGATTTGTATCTTCGCCAATTGTATCTAGCAGAGACATAACATAATCGGTACCATTATTATCAAGCGAACTATCGAATACCTCGTCCAAGATTAGAAGATTGGTAGCCACACTGTTCTTCATCTTAGCGATTGTCCGCCATGTAAACAGAAGAGCAAGGTCGATGCGTTGCTTTTCTCCTTCCGAGAATGATGCGTAACTAAAATCATCACGATGGCGAGACTTAATAGTTTCATCGAACTTTTCATCCAGATTAAACTGCACGAAGAAGTCCATTGCTTGTAGATATTTATTCACCAGTTTATTGATAACTGGAAGATACTGCCGAATAATCTTAGTCTTAATACCAGTGTCCTTGAGGAGAGTGGAGACAGCATCCAGGTAATGCTTTTCTTCATTCAACTTGGCCTTTTCTTCGTTCTGAGTCAGAACTTCCTTAGCATAAGTTTTCAACTTATTTTTCTCAGTATCTATATCACCAGTTTTAGATGTAATGTCAGCCAGTTCCAAATTAAGGGCTTGTATCAGTCTTTGTTGAACAATAATTTCATTGTTGTGCGTGATAATCTCCGCGTTCAACCCAGAAATTTGTTCGGAAAGAATCTCATTTTCCGCAATGAGGTCTTCAAGTTTTGTAAATTCTTCTTGGAGTTTCTCCATTCCAGAAGAGAGTTCTTGAATTTTCTCTTGTCTTGATGAGACGATAGTTTCTTTATGGTCGTGAGCAATCCCCTGTTGGCACGTCGGACACTCATCTGTTTCCTCGTAGAAAGCAACCTCTTTTTGAAGATCGCGGAGTTGAGTGGAAAATTTGGTTTTGAAGGAGTCAAGTTTCTTTTGCTTGGTTGCAAGGTCTCCCAGATTTTTCTGGGCTTCTTCAATCGAAACTTTCTGCCCCGCCACATCATTGGCGAGATTGGTAAGACTTGATATCTTCCCCTCACCAGCCTCAATACGCTCCAATATTTCATCGACTCTCTTCTCTCGGTTCGCTTCTAGGGTGTCAACATATTCTTTCTGAATTGAGGCCTTCTGCTTCAAAACTTCCAACTTACCGTCGGCGTCTTGCAATCGATCCTTCAACTCATTCATCTTATCCCTAAGCACCACGTTCATAGTGGTAAAGATTTGAATGTCAAGTAGGTCTTCGATAATCTCACGGCGTGTGCCAGATGGCAACTGCATGAATGGCGTAAACGATGCTGAACCCAGAATGACAATCTGTGTGAAGGACTTGTAGTTCAACTTGAGAATAGATTCTTCGAGATACTTCTGATAGTCACGAGCGGCGGCGTCTTGGTTAATCAGGTCACCGTCAACATAGATTTCAAAAAGATTAGGCTTGATGCCGCGCACAATCTTATACGACTTGCGACCCGACTGGAATTCCACCTCAACCAGAAGTTGCTTCTTGTTGATGGAGTTTACCAACTGAGGCTTGTTGATGTTACGAAACGGCTTACCAAAAAGACTAAAGCACAATGCGTCAAGCATTGTTGACTTTCCGCCACCATTCTCACCGACAATCAGAGTGTTAGGTGAACGGTCTAGCTTGATTTCTGTGAACTGGTTGCCAGTTGAAAGAAAGTTCTTCCAGCGAATTGTGTTGAAAATAATCATACAGTAACGTTCTGTGCCTCAACATAGAGTGTCTGGAGAATAGACTTAATACGGTTCTTTTCTAGATCGGTTTGAATAGTGTCAACGAAGTCAGAAAGAACAGTCATAGTATCTTCGATATTCATTTCTTCATCTTCCATAGCTTCTGTTTCAAACTCGGAAAAGTCTTCAACGATTTTTAGTTCGATGAGATTTAGGTCATACAACTTATCTACAAAGCGGTCAAACTTATAGAAGTCGGTTTTCTTTACGACAACTAACCGAACGCAACTCCCCACAAGTGCGCTAAGATCAAGCAAACTAGGGTCACCAGTAGTGTCATCATAATAGATTTTATGAAAGATTTTAAATGGGTTCTCATGAAATTCTATCTCATTCGTTTCCGTATCATAGATGTGATACCCTCTTGGATCATTATAATCGCTCCAAGTAAACTCATAGGTATTACCAAGATAGACAATGTTACCAGACCGACTGCGATGATGGAAATGACCGCTGCAAACGAGAGGAAATCTATCAAAGTCAACAGTGTCCATTCCATGGTCATTTTTATGCCCACGATACATTTCGAAACCTGAAAACTCAAAGTGTCCAAATACTGCTTGTGCATTGCTTTTCTTTACTACCTCCATAGTTTCTGCATAGTTGCCCGAACAAATCCATGGAACAAGCAGTAGATTCTTTCCGTCTAATCTGATTTCTTCTGCTTCTGAATATGTAATGATGTTCTCATACTCACGGAGAAGAAGGTCCAGAGAGTTTACATCATTAGTATTCTTGAAGAAAGTATCGTGATTACCAGCAATCATATGGACATCGATACCCAAATCACTGGTTCTGTCAAAGAAATACTCGCGGCATTTCTTCAACGTATTATAATTTATAAACTTGCGCCTATCAAAGACATCACCCAAGTGAATGATAGTCTTGATACCTTCTCGTTCCAAATGGGGGAAGAATGTTTCTGTGTAGAACTTCGCAAAGAAGTTATCGAACGGGATGGAATCTGACCTAGCACCGAAGTGCGTGTCCGTAATCAACGCAATTTTCATGACTTTAGAATTCCAAGTAAAGTATTGGTCTGGCTGATAGCATCATCAAGAGCATGGTGATGCGTGTCATTTTCGGCTGCACGAATCTTAGCATTGCTTAGACCCATAAGATTCATAACGGTGCGATAACACATGATGTTACTGTAGCGCCAAGGATAAGGAAGACTAACGGCTTGATAGGCAGACTCCATGATACTGATATCAAACGAAGCGCCATTACCCCACGGCATTACCTTGTCTCTGCCAATCCAGTCAGAAAAACTTTGCAATGCATCCGCCAGAGGTAGTTGGTCGGTAAGAAGTGCGTCTCTTGCTGCAGGGCTTTGCTGCATCCACCATTCAATGGTAGACTTATCAACATGAAGCCCAGCAGTCTTACAAGATTTAGCATCAATGTTACAGTAGAACTTATCGATAATACCTTCACCGATAGTGAACTTGGTAGCACCAATAGAAAGAATGGTCGCATTGGCTCTTGTCGAAAGAGTTTCCAAGTCAATCATTACATGAACGGTATTAGGATCAGTTACTTTCATTTACGCTTTAATCCATTATCTTTTGCATATTGTGCCAATGCCTTATCGCAATAGTCTCGAATATTTTCAATCGTGACCATATAGTTATGTCTGATATTAGACGGCGTTGCCTTGTCCTGCATACTATCGACCATCTGCTGGACGATTGCAGGAACAATAAGTTCCTTACTCATATTTCACCTTACTTAGTAGGCGGCGCAGTTGTATTAGTTGCAGCGGCCGCTTCTGTGGGAATGGCTTCTTCTAGAGCCTGTTCGGGGTCAGTCTGTTCACCATCAGCGACTCGCTTTAGTGTAATTTGGCCATTACAAATCATATAGTGTTGGCCTTCACCTAACTTGGAAGATTCAAGATAGATGCAGCCAGCGTTCTGTACCGAAATTGTCTGCACTTCTTCGCGGTGTTCTGCTACATTAGAAAGAACAGAAACCAGACCAAGAGCAACAACACCGAACATGGAGAGAGGGAACCAGTTTTCGGAAAGAAACGTCTTTGCACCAGGTGTCGAGATTTTGAGATTGTTTATATCAGTCATAATAAGCCTTTCGATTAGAGTTATGTTTACATATTACTCTAAATCTAGTCCCGAGTCAACAGTTTTTTGTTTGTCCAGATATTTTGGGCGGCGTTTTGGAATATTACTGACTTCGGCAGGCTTATCAAAGTCTTCTACCAGGTCAATTGTCTTTTTAAGATAGTCAATAAACTCATTACCATAATCACCACCATCGTGATCTTGCGTGATTAAATCATGGACATCTAGATTGCGGATGTATCTATACTTCGCGGCCTGTTGCTTTTTCTCTTTCGCAATACGGCGTAAGAAGGCATAATACGTAATCTGTGTGAAGTAAGCAAAGGGGTTCTTAGACTTAGCAGGATCGAAGTTATCGATGTAAGTAATGCAGTTTTCAATACCATCAAGAATCATTTCCTCGCGATAGGTATAATTGATGAAGTTAGATTTATATGCCAAGTGATTGGCAATCTTAAGGAAGCATTCACCTAGATAATTAGGCACGCGAGGTTTCTTACTACGGTCATAATCAGGCTGAGCTTTGGCCGCCAGCACCTGTTCTCTATACTCTGTAATCTTTTCTAGAAACAAAGCGTTATCTACGTAGTGAACATTATTTTTTCTATTCTTGACCATTTGGCCTCCATCATGATATAATTTGTTATACTACATTTTTTTGTATATAGCAACATTTTTATTGAAAAAAGTATTTACATATAGCGATTCTTGGTGTATAAGAAGAGTGTAGCTCTTCAAGAATAACTTCAATTAAGTAATCCTTTGCTTCTTAGTATTCTTGCTTGAAGCATTTCCATCTCATCAAAGTCTTCAATGTCGTTGACTGGCTCGGCCGTATCGTTGCCGATATACATTAGGTATTGCTGTAGCAGATTTTCTTTTAGTGAACCCGAGGTGAGTATCTCCCCGACACCCAAAAGAAAACTTTTATCCGGTGAAATTCCAATCCAGGGCTTCAAGAGAAATGTTTCTCCGCTTACTCCCTCGTGAGTTACTTGAACAGGGACAACGGCAATCGGGTCATCTACCCAATAATTATTATCATCTGCTTGGCGAACACCTGCAATGAGTGTTTCGCCATTTTTTAATCTTAGAACAGTCACATCGGTCATAGCTGTATTCTCACCAGTTTGTAGTTGAAACCTTCTTCATTATATATCTTAATTCTTTCCACCATATGGGAAAGAGTATAGTTCTTTCGGCTCTTCCATGTTAGGTCATCCCCGATGTCAAATAGTCTACACATTGCTTTGTCGGTACCCTTTCGAAGTCCTCTACCAATCGACTGTAAATTTCGGATGCGCGATTTAGAAGGTGATGCAAAGATGACGTTGTGCAGATTTCTTATATTTATACCCGTTGAAAACGTGCCGTAGGACGCTATGATGATAGCGTCTTTTTCTTTTTCCGTGATATCTCTAATGGCTTCTCGCTGTTGCGTATCAGTTCCACCGTGAACAAAGAAAACTTGGCGAGTATCTCCAACCTTATTGTCAATCAAGTCATACAAAACTTGGCCATGCTTTTCAACAAACTGAAACAGAACAAGCGTGTTGCCTGTTTGAGTTGTGGCTAGGTTCTTAATAACATTGTTGCGCTTGGGGTGAGTAACCAGCCAGTCCATTTCTTCTTGATATGTGTAGGTCTTTAGTGCCTTCTTTTCTTCGTCTGTGTAGTCTAGAAGAATACAGTGAATATCCAGGTCAGCCACTGAGCCTTGGTCCATCAGTTCCTTAGTCGAGATAACTTTTTTAACTTTACCGAATAGACCCTCAAGAATGAGTTTATGGGTCTTCATTCCATCTAATGTTCCGGTGGTACCGATGCGATACTTTGTGTTAACGCATTTATCAAAGATAGATGTTAGCGACTTTGCTTTAAACAAATGCGCTTCATCGCCATAGATTACATCAAACTCATCAAAGAATTTTTTCGGTAGCTTATAGATGGACTGCCAGGTGGAAATTACAATAGATGCTTCGTTTGATTTTTCATGCCCAGCATAAATCTTGGCGCAGTTCTGAGATACGTACCAGTCTGTGTGTGATGCGTAGTCTTGGAAGTCCTTATACATTTGTTCAACGAGTGATGTCGTGGGAACAATGATAAGTTGTTTGCGGCCAAACTGTTGATGGTAACGCATTAGCAGATAGATGATGAGCGACTTACCAGATGCGGTAGGTGATAGCAGCAACGTGCGACCGATGCGAATAGCATATTTGACCGCTTCTAACTGGTAGTCTCTAGTCTCAATCGGTTTATCTTGGCTATGTAGGTTCAACGATTCCGCAAACTTCTGCACATCCTCTATAGTGACTGGGTCCCCGATACGTTCCATATCAACGTCTACGGTATAGTCTAGTCTTTCCGCAAATTCTCTGAGATATGGTAATAGGCCAACATAGAGTTCTTTTGTCCAGATATTGAACAGTCTGGCTTTACCATCCCAAAGTTTGGCGCGATACGTTGGCATGAAACGTGCACCCGGGACTTCAAAAGTGAAGTAATCGTTTATTTCTTGTGCAATACCGGGGTCACAATCGACCTTTAGATGCACTTCATTTTTTTTGGAAACTGTTAAATCACTCACATTAGTCCGTTTGTAAATTTAGTCCACTCAATGGCATTCTTAATATCCCATGTTCTACTATTTAGTGAGCGTATAATTTGCTCCAGCTGGTAGAGTAGGGCTTTCACATATTCCACTTTATCCATTGCGCGAATGATATCTTCATCACAATTGATGCGGTCTTCCATGTCATGCTTCAATGGCTTTAGACCTTGATACTGGTCCCAGCCTTTATCCTGTAGTTCATCTAGCGTCATTTCACCGCGAAAGTATTTACCTTTATCACGCCGTAGACGATAGTAATCCGCTTCTGCTTTTCGCAGTTGCAGTTTAGTATTCGAAAGAATATTCAAATACTTTGCATGTAATTCTGGTGTTTTAGTGGATTCTCTACCTAGATTTAACTCATCTATTTTAGAATCGCCTGTCCACATTTCTTGGACTTCTGATAATTTCATAATAAAACCTCAATAGTTATTGAACAAACTTATACATCGTATATCTAAAAGTGACCTGTGCGGTTAAATATTGTGCATTACCATCACTGATATCAAATTCCAACCCCTGTAAAGTTGTTGGATAACAATCAATGAATTTGATTTCCATTGTTTTATTTAGATCGGAATCTAGAACAACCAATGTTCCGTCTGAATAATCCCCGGAGCTGCTAAATCCTTTTTCAGTACCGCCTCTGGCTTGTTTAAATTGTTTATACTGATTTCGCTCTTCTGGAAAGCCTAGACCAATTAACCAATCGTGCAACTCAATATAGTTTTGGAAGTTTTCTTGAACGATAAACTTTATGGTCAATTCATCATACGTAAGATTGGTGCCAGGAACAGTGAAGTCTACTAACGGGTTGGCAATATATGCGTTACCGATTGACAATGCAGGTATGTTTGCCGACTGACAAAAGAACGATACATTAGGAAGCGTGTCGATATTAAACTGAAAACCATTTGGTTTCAGATAATTTAAAGTCTCGGGTTTATCTAAAGTTCGTCTTGACATATCTTTCTCCGTCTATTATTTATAACGAAAAAGGGGAGAGCATTTCTGCTCCCCCCAGTTTCTTGCAACCCTTCCTCTAATGGGAAGGTATCGATTACATAAGGTTAGTAACCTTAACGCGACGATAGTATTGGTTGCGGTTGGCAGTGAATGTATCACCGTCAGTTGTGCCGTTCGACTGTGTTACGTATGGGTTAGCAATCATGCCGTAACGTGTCTTGAAGCCAATCTTTGGCTGGAAGCTGTTAGGGTCGATAGCACGAACCATTTGTAGTGGAACGTATGGGCAATAGAAGAGACCAGCATCATATGCTGTAGCGCCCTTATAACCAACAACGTAGAACTGGCTAGCAGCGCCTGTGTTAGCTGAGTAAGGGTCGATGTAAACCTTCTTACCACCGATTGTACCAACGAAGGTGTTGCCTGTGTCGTCCGACTCAAGAGTTGGCGAACCTTGTAGGGCGCGACCAGTGTCAAGAACACCAGCCATAGCTAGAGCAGCCGCAACATCTGACGAACAGATGATGAAGTTACCCTTACCACGACGGGTATCTTGTGCGATTACGTTAGCGTCACGTTCGATGTTGAACAGAAGACCCTTGAAACGCTCAACGCTCCAACGACCGTTCGAGTCAACGTCAAGGTCGAAAGTACCAGCTGTTGCTGTTGAAGCAGCGCCTGTCTTAGCAACCTTGTAGATTGTGCGGATAACTTCGCGGTTGATTTCGTTTAGAATTTCTTGCGAAAGAATATTCGAAAGTTCTGATTCAGCATCAAGACCGTGAATAGCCTTAAGATCCTGTGCCAGTTCAACTGTGTATTCTGCCTTTAGAGCGCGTGTCTTAGCAGTAACAGTTGTCTTTTCGATGCTGAATGCCATTTCGCCGAAATCGCCGTCACCTTCGCCGCCTGCGCCGAGACGTTCTGCCGCAGAAGTAGCCAAGCCAGTACCAGTTGTGTAGGTACCGTCAACTGGGTTCGAACCATCGTGGGTACCAGTACCCGAGAAGTCTGTATCAGCTTCGTTGAAGAGAGCTTCTGTGCCGTCTTGTGTGCTGTAGTTTGACTTCATAGCGAAGATCAAGCCAGTTGGGCCAGTCATCGGCTGAACGCCAGCTACGTCATAAGCCATTAGGTTAGGAAGAGCGCGACGAACGAGCGAGATGAGAATTGGGTCATAACGGTCGATGTTTGATGCACCCGAACCAGCAATGTTATTTGCTGGAGCGTCTTCGAAAAGTGCAGACTTTTCTTCGCGAAGGGCCTTTTCTTGGTTTTCAAGAACGACGGCTGTAACTGCGCGACGGTAGTTGTCCTTAATCTCGCCGAGACCGCCGTGATTTAGAACAGGTTCCCACTTCTTTTGTAGTTGTTCTGAAAGAAACATTTAGTTTTCTCCTTGTGTGTCAATATCTTTTATTTATAAAAAATTACTTTTGAGCAGCAATCTTATCCAGTGCTTGGACATACTTACTGACTGTCGATTCGTCTAAGACTTCAACGCCTTCATCTTCTAGCTTGTCTTCCACAATGGTCGACTTAAAAGCAGGGAAATAATTTTCCTTGATGACGTTTAGCTTTTCTTCAAAAATGTCTGCGTTCTCGAATTCTACATCAGCTACCAACGACTTAAACTTTTCAGCATCGGTCTTTGCAAGGTCCTCAGCAACGACGGCGAAAACGCCTTCCTTCATGAGGTCTACATTGTTATTGTGCAGTTCTACATTTGCAGCAATTGCCTCGTCCAACTTAGCAGATACTTCTTCTAGTTGGGCTTGCATTTCACCAAGCACATCATATTTCTCTTCGGGAACATCAATATAATGTTCTGCGAACAGGTTCTTCATGCCATTGATGAATGATTCCGCGATGTCTGTGCGGAGACCATTTTCAACAGCAAGTGCGTTGTCTTCAACCCACTTTTCAATTACATAGTTAAGATAAGAATCGACCTTCTCGGTCAAGTCAGCCTTGAACTCTTCCATCAATTCTGCGGCTTCTGAGATGAGGCCTTCCTCGATGGTTTGAATTTGATTAGCTACACGGGCAGTTACCATTGCTTCAAAGAGCGACGATGCTTTGCCACGGAATTCTTCTGATAGGTCTTCGTTACCATCAAAGAGGGTAGCGAGATCGGCAGTGAAATCTTCTTCAATCATTTCGCCATCTTCCTCTGTTTCTTCTTGATGAACATTACCCTTTGACGATGCCATGTTTACAACCGAAGTTGGGTCACTATGGGTCGTGAAGTTAGGTGCATTACCTGCACCACCCTGAGAAAGTGTAGCCTGGTTGCTGGAAACTGGAGCAGCTTCCTTAGCACCTGGATTATCAGTTTCTTCATCACGTTCGCTGGAAATTGGAGCGTCTTGGGAATCACCTTGACGAGGTTGCGTCTGATCGCCAGCTACCTTAGCTGCGATAGAAGTATCCTTGCCCTTTGATGCGCCCATTTTGCCCTCGATTGCGGCATCTTCTGACGAACCCTGCTTAGGGTTGGTTGTGTCTCCAGCAACCTTTTCGTCTAGAACTTCTTCGGATAGTTGCTTCTTAGTTAGCAACTCTCTGATTTTGTTTTCTACACTCATTTGCGTCTCCTAAATGGATTTTTATATTCTATTTATAAAAATATTACTTTGAAGAAAGATGATGTAAGAAACGTTCAAAGACATGCAGTTTTGCTTCTTCGAGTTGTTTCTTACTTGCTTTCTTAATATACTTCTTGGACATATCGCAATGCTGTTCGGTCCAAACACCATTCACAACTACCCATTCTTTATTTTCCATGATGCCACGAACAAAAGCATCTGGTGCAGAAGGATCAGCTACGATGTCGGCTGCTGTTGCAAGATGAAAGTCATCTTGCACAACTTGGACGCCGTCTCTGTTTTCCTTCAAGGTACCGAGGCCTCTTGACGAAACGCCAAGTTGACCACCAGACTCAATTAGACCACGAGCGATGTTGCCCATTGGTGTTTCAGTCAGTTTCGCTTTACCTATCCAGTTATCGCCGTCACGACGAAGTTCTGTTACGATATGCGATACACGATCCAGATTAATCGACGGCCCATCTGGGTGTCCTAGTTCACCGAATGCTCTGTTGTTTTCAACTGCTTCTTTCATGTAACGAGAAATCTCTTTCTCCATGATTTCAGCCGGATACATACGTCCATTGCGGTTCTTTAGATTTGATTGTAGAAAGACACCCTCAATGTATAAAGATTTCTTTCCAGCTTTCTCTTCTGTGATATAACGAACTTGGTCGTTGACTTCGGTAATAAGTTTCATTAGCCTAGGTCTCCTTGATTTTGATGTTGTTGTGAGCCATAACCGGAAACCTTAGCAAGTTCTAGAACTACTGCGCCAGTTCCTGACGAAAAATCTACAACAATATCTGATCCGTTTTCTTCGTTATCTGACCATCCCATAAATTCCATCTTGCCTGAACCGGAAAGATAATATAGAACTTCGCTGTCTCTAGTAATAGTAGCAGTAGAACCTACTGACAACGCCCAGTGAAGTGTGCGAATATTCACCAGGGGTGAAGACTGTGTTTCAGATGACTTCTTTAGGTCGGTAGCAAGGGCAATAGTGGCGTTCCCAGTCCCGCGCACTTTGACCACGCCGTGAACTTGTGTTAACTTTAGTACCGTTTTCGTTGCCATTTACTATTCCCTTTACTTATTTCTTCTTAGCGCGAAGAAGTTTAAAATCGTGCCCGTCAACTTTACCATTCTTATTGGCGTCAATCTTATGTTGGTCGCCCTTTAGTTCTTCTTTAACGCCGCGTTCATCTTTAACAACGGTAGCATTAGAACCGCCACGCATATTAGAGGCGCTTGCCCGCTTGTCAGCCGATTCTTTATCTTGATGATAACTGATTGATTGACCATTACGCATTACGTGATAACCTTCGTCGGTCTGTTCAACTTCTTCGTTGGACAACTTAGCTGCAATCGCCATCTGGCGGCGCTTTTCGTCCGACTTGCCTTTGAATTGAGGAGCATCGGAGTCCTGGAAGTCCTTGATGACATCACCCATCTTGGCTTTCGCCATGTTGATGCGCTCTTGAAGTTGCTTATAGGTCGTCATCGGTGTCCTCTATTTCTTCTAAATCGCCATGGTCATTTTCGTCGGTGATTTCATAGTGGTCGAAATCTTCAACATCATTATCTTCTGGCGTGTCGTTATAAATTCCGGCTGCCATATCTTGTCGCATTTGATCTAAATGTTCGCCTGCTTTAAGGTCCATAATATCATTAAAAACTTGTTCGGCATCTGCAAAAGTGCCGCTTTCAATGTTATTTATTAAGTCACTAATGTTACTGTTGTCCATCATCTTGTCCTTGATTTTGTTGTTGAATCGCCGCTGGCGGTTCGCCTTCTAGTGGTGAATAGTCGGGCGGCGAAACTTCAGGAGGACTTGCATCATTTTGCTTCTTAATCGCTTCAATTTCGTCGTCTGACAATTTGAGAATATTTTCTTGAACGTATTCTTTACTATACATTGTGCCGATAAACGGTGCAACACCTTGAAGAATTTCAACTCTAGATTGTAGAATTTGCTGTTCTTTGGATTCTGTATAGAAAGCATCTGTTGCAAAAACATACTTGATATCATACTTCATCTTTTCCCAATCGGCCTCAGTAATGATACCCTTGAGAATAAGTTGTGTCTTTAGTAGATCATCAAATAGAAGTGTGAAACGGCGGCGCAGTTTAGAAATAAACTTCGTAAACTTCCATTCGTCTCTATTGATTTCAGCGGCACGACCAAAGTTTAGACCAGTCTGTTGTTCTAGTCTTGACATAGGAACGTTCAACGC